TGCTCCCATGGATATAGAGTTATTCCAAAACAACAGGCTACTAAATATAGACGATGATAAAATTCATTTTATATATGAAGAAGTCACAGAAACCACAACGAGGCATTAAACATGGCATTATCATTTAACAAATCAAAGGGCGCTGCCCAAAAATCTTCTATCTCTTCTTTCGCATACCGAGACGGTGAAAACTCCGTTCGACTCGTAGGCGATGTACTAGCTCGCTATGTATACTGGATTGAAGGTAAGAACGGGAAGAACATTCCTTTCGAGTGTTTGTCTTTTGATCGAAACGAAGAGCGTTTCAACAATAAAGAAAAAGATTGGGTTCGTGAGTATTATCCCGATCTAAAATGTGGCTGGAGCTACGCAATGCAGTGCATTGACAACGGCGAAGTTAAAGTAATTAACTTGAAGAAAAAGCTCTTTGAGCAAATTCTTACTGCTGCAGAAGACTTGGGTGATCCTACTGATCCTGATACTGGCTGGGACGTTAAATTCAAGCGTACCAAAACTGGCCCACTAGCGTACAATGTTGAATATCAACTGCAAGTACTCAAGTGCAAAGAGCGTAGCCTCAGCGAAGAAGAGCGTGAGCTAATTGGTGGCCTGAAGTCTATGGACGATGTCATGGCACGTCCTACCCCTGACGCACAGAAAGCTCTGCTTGACGAAATCCGTGAAGCAAGTGTTGGTGAAATTGACGAGTCTCTTGAAGACGAGTTCAATGTAGGATGATTTTATTTACGGCAGACTGGCACATTAAGTTAGGTCAAAAAAATGTTCCAAAAGAGTGGGCATTAAATCGTTACCAGTTGTTTTTCGATCAGATATATGAGCTAGAAAAACAGTGCAATATGCACATTATTGGTGGTGACTTGTTCGATCGTCTGCCGAATATGGAAGAGTTGGAACTTTATTTTGCGTTTATTCGTAAAGTAAAGGTTCCAACACTCATATATGACGGCAATCACGAAGCCACAAAGAAGAACAAAACATTTTTCGACCAACTAAAACAGGTCTCTAGAGACATTAACCCTTTAGTACACGTTCAAACTATTTCATATGTTGACCAAGACTTAGGCTTTAATGTTTTACCTTATGCAGATTTGCACAAAAAAGGTATATTAGACCACTTTGATACATCGTACCCGTTGTTTACTCATATTCGCGGTGAGATACCTCCACACGTTAAGCCAGAGTTGGACTTAGACTTGCTAGAGGATTTCCCAGTAGTATTTGCAGGCGACCTTCATGCACACAGTAACTGTCAGCGTAATATTGTTTATCCTGGCTCTCCTATGACTACTTCGTTTCATAGAAATCTAGTAGAAACTGGTTATCTCCTTATTAATCCTAAGGATTGGAGTTGGATATGGGAGCGATTTGAGCTTCCACAACTTATTCGTAAAACAGTAAAAGACCCCGCAGAAATGATTGCAACCGAATATCATCATACAATATATGAGATAGAGGGTGACATTCAAGAGCTGGCTGGAGTCAAAAATACTGAGTTGCTAGATAAAAAGGTTGTTAAGCGGTCTACAGAAGCTACTCTTGTTATTGACAAAGAGATGAGTGTAGAGGACGAATTAGTAGAGTATCTAAGCTATATTCTAGAGATAAATCAAGATAGAATACCTGACATTATAGGGACTTTCAATGATTACGCTTCAAAGATTGAAATGGAGTAACTGCTTTAGCTACGGTGCAGACAATGAGTTAGACTTATCAGCCAACACAGTAACACAAATAATCGGTACTAACGGTATGGGGAAGTCCTCCATACCGTTAATTATTGAAGAGGCTTTATATAATAAAAACTCAAAAGGCATCAAAAAAGCAGACATACCAAATCGGTATGTAAATGATGGATATACCATCAACCTAGAGTTTACAGCTAATAACTCTAACTATGTTATTGATATTAAACGAAAGTCAAACATTAAAGTAGCTTTGTTCAAAGATGGTGAGGATATATCTAGCCATACAGCGACCAATACCTACAAGACTATTCAAGAAGTTGTAGGGATTGACTTTAAAACATTCTCTCAGCTAGTATATCAAAACACAAATACAAGTCTACAATTTTTAACTGCTACAGATACTAATAGAAAGAAGTTTCTAATTGATCTACTGCACCTTGAAAACTATGTTAGGCTGTTTGAAGTATTTAAAGACGCAGCTCGTACCGCTACAGCTAGTTTAACTACGATTGAAGCTAAAATGGCAACAATTGAAAAGTGGTTAAATGATAACAAACTTGGTGATAGTACCATACTGCCTCTTGAAAATATTTCAATTGACACGGAAGAGGACGAGAAAGAGTTGCGTTCTCTGACGATAGAAATTCAAAATATCTCTGAGATAAACAGAAAAATTTCTACCAACAATCAATATAAAGATATGTTGAGTAAGATAGACCTGACTGAGATACACAGTATTGTGGCCTCAGAGAAGCTATCTTATGACCACCTTCAAGGAGAGATGGGTGGTCTTAAACAAATCGCAGCGGGGTCAAAGCAAGCTATCGAGAAGATGATGAAGCTAGGAACGCACTGTCATACTTGTGAGCAATCTATTGACCAAGAGCGTATGCAAGAGCTAGTAAATGCAGAGCAAGAGAAGGTAGACTCTGCAAAGCAACGTGCAGCTGAGATTAAGTTTGAAATTGATGAGATTATGGAAAATAATCGTCAATTTGATAAAAAGATGAAGATGCAAAAAGAGTGGGAAGAATTATATCGAAACGTTGATAATTCTTTACAAAGCACTACTCTTGATAAAGCCGATCTCGAAGAGCGTGCTAATGAAGTTCGTGCCAGAATTTATGCAGCACAAGAAAGCCTCGCTGAGATGGCAAAAGAGAATGATCGCCGTACTAAGCGTAATACTCGTATTCAAGTAATCCAGGAACAGACTGATGGATTCTTAGCAGATTTGAATGAGTGTCAGGAAGCCTTTGCAGAAGGTCAAGCACTGGCATCAAATCTTGAGCTATTAAAGAAGTCTTTCAGCACTAACGGACTACTTGCATATAAGATAGAAAACTTAGTAAAAGAGCTAGAAGAGTTGACAAACACTTATCTAGCAGAGCTTTCAGACGGGCGTTTTACGCTTGAGTTTATTGTTTCAAACGATAAGTTAAACGTACAGATTACTGACAATGGTAACATAGTTGATATTCTAGCCTTATCTTCTGGTGAGTTAGCAAGAGTGAACACTGCCACGCTAATCGCCATTCGTAAGCTAATGAGTAGTATATCAAAGTCTCAGATCAATATATTGTTCTTAGATGAAGTAATCAATGTACTTGATGAGCAAGGTCGCGAGAAGATGGTAGAAGTGTTGCTTGAAGAGGAAAATCTCAACACTTATGTAGTTAGTCACGGTTGGACTCACCCACTCTTAGACAAGATTGAGGTAGTCAAGAACGGAAACGTTAGCGGATTAGAGTAATATGGGAGCTGGCAGACGTAGATTGTGGTGGATGAGCAGCCACCACACAACTCAACAGGAAACATGGGTACATAAATGCGGAGGCATACTAGCATCACTGCCCGAAGCTCAGCAATGCACTTGCTGTGGAATGACAAAGGAAAAATATGGTAGACTCAAGAGCGAAGGGAGCGAGAGGCGAGTACTTAATTCGTGATATGCTTCGAGAGGCTACAGGTTACAAGTTTGAGAGAGTGCCCGCTTCGGGTGCTCTCGAATACTTGAAAGGAGACCTGTATGTCCCTAATGAGAAAAACAGATTCTGTATAGAAGTTAAAAACTACGCAGACTCTCCATTAAACGATTCAATGTTTACAGCACAAAAAACAAACAACTTGATTCGTTGGTGGAAGAAAATAGTAATACAAGCTGAAGGCGGTAACCAGGAGCCTTTATTGTTTTTTAAATATAACCGGTCTAAGCCATTTGTAGTTACTGAAATAGAGCCAGAAAACATTAATTATATGTATATTAACTGGTTAAACTGTTATGTATCACTAGCTACAGAATGGTTACAACATGAAAAGGTGGAATTCTTACATGGCGTTTAATTTTTCAGATAAATTAGATGAAGAGTTCCCAGATTGCACACTAATAGTCGATGCGCTCAATTTAGCATTTCGTTGGAAGCATCAAGGTCGTAGCGACTTTCGTTACGAGTTTCAGAAAACAGTAGAAAGCCTAGCAAAGTCTTACCACTGTTCAAATGTGATTATTACAGCAGACTGGGGCAGCTCATCTTATCGTAAAGAGATTTGCCCTGATTACAAGGGTAATCGTAAAGAAAAGTTCGCAGAACAAACTGAAGAAGAGAAGATTGCTTTTGAAGAGTTCTTCGAAGAGTATGAAGAATCACTAGAAGTACTAGCAGAAGAGGGATACCCCGTTCTGCGTTACCAAGGTGTAGAGGCTGATGATATTGCAGCTCATATTGTAAAAGAAAAGAGTAAGTATGGATTAGACAACATTTGGCTGTTATCGAGTGACCGAGACTGGGACTTGCTAATACAAGATGGAGTATCTCGCTTCTCTTATGTAACACGAAAAGAAGTAACGATAGATAACTGGAGTGAGCATTACGATGTCACACCAGAAGAGTACATATCTCTGAAATGCCTTACGGGCGATAAAGGAGATAACGTACCAGGAGTACCAGGCATTGGCCCAAAACGTGCTGAGCAGTTGATTAAAGAGTTTGGAAGTGCAATGGATATTTACGATGCATTACCTATCTCTAGTAAGTATAAGTATATTCAATCATTGAATGAACACGCTGAACAATTGCTAGTAAACTATGAGCTGATGGACTTAATTACATATTGCGATGCAGCAATCGGAGCCGATAACTTGGCTGATATAGAACGGAGATTAAATGAAGATTGATTACCGAAGAGATAACTATCTCTCAGAATTTAGTATTAAAACTTTAGAAGATCGTTACTTAGTAGACGGAGAGAAGTCTCCACAAGACGCATTTGCACGAGCAGCTAAAACATTTGCAGATGATGATGCACACGCACAGAGATTATATGACTATGCTAGTAAACTTTGGTTTATGTTCTCCACTCCAATTCTTTCAAATGGTGGTACCAAGCGCGGTTTGCCTATCTCTTGTTTTCTTAATTATGTTGACGACTCCCGCGAAGGCATTACGGGACATTATACTGAAAATGCTTTCCTATCTAGTGTAGGTGGCGGTATTGGCGGCTCTTGGAATGGTGTTCGCTCAGTAGGAAGTAAAACCTCAGCGGGGTCGGAGAGTACTGGCGTAATCCCCTTTCTAAAAGTAGTTGATGCGGAAATGCTCGCATTCTCACAGGGTGTAACACGACGAGGAAGTTACGCAGCTTATCTCGATATCTCTCACCCAGAGATTGAGGAGTTTTTGGATATGCGTAAGCCTACTGGGGGCGATATTAATCGGAAGTCTACAAACTTGCATCATGGTGTTGTAATTTCCGATGAATTTATGAAAGTTATTGAAC